CTGATTCGATGCATAGAACTTTGTAATTTTGTCGGATAAATCTTCCTTTAGCGAACCAATATCCTCTTTGTTGATTGTAATCTGCTCCCGATCGGCTGTGAACGCTTCTGCTACCGCCTGCATCTTACCCAGCTGTTCACTTCCAGCTGTCTGAATGTCCTGTACAGCCTTTTCGCCGGAAGCTGTAAGGTCTGTCTTGAGCTGTGTCCCAGTTTTAATCTTCTCACCAAGAGAAGTGTCCAATGCACCCGCTTGCTTCACAGTCGCATTCAAAGTCTCCTGCATTTCACCTGCAGTCCTCGCGGATCCGTCCAAAGCTGTCTTGGCTTCACCAGCTTTCTGTGTGGACGTATTCAACTCTGTCTTTGCAGTTCCAGCCAACTCCGTGGACTTATCCAGTGCTGTCTTAGAAGTACCGGCTGTCTCAATAGAATGTTCAATTTCTCCCTTGGAAACACCAGCATTTGTAATTGTCTGCTCAAGCTCTGCCTTAGAATCTGCAGTCTGATTCTGAATCCGTTGGATCTCGTCATCAGTGCGAGTAGCAATCTTCCCTACAGAAGTCTCTTCCTGCTTCTGGATAGCCTCTATGGCCCCCTGCTTTTTCTCTCCGACTTCTTTAAGCGCATCTTCCTTGGTCTTTTCTGCTGCACCCGCACTCTCCGATGCACTAGCAGCATATTTCCCAGCTTCTACCTCACTTGCCTTGGCATTCTTCTCTGCCGTTTCCGCTCGTTCTGCACTGGCATTTACTGCTACTACGGTTTCATGAAAGATATTAGGCTCTGGCAATGGTTCTTCTGATGGGTTCTCTGGTTTTGTTCTGGATTTTACACACAATACAATTTCGTATTCTGTACTACCAGAAGTTTCATCTGTTAGATATATGTAGGCGTATATGCAATAATCATATGTGCGTCCATCGTTTTTCAACAGTTCATTTGGAATCTGGACTTCTGTCGCACCATCCACTGTGGTTCCAATTCTTGTAATCGTACTTCCACTCTTTTCATTTAAAGAGAACTGTATTTCTACAGCTTTAGGGAATTCCACGCCAGTGATTCGAAGTATCTGACCGTAGTCATGCTGCCAAAGACCGGTGAATATTTCTTTGTAAGTCGATTCTAATTTGCATTCAATAATATTGTTCATCTTGTCACCACCTATTCTGTTACAGTTCCCGTTCCGGCATTATAGATGTATTTCTTGCGCACCTTATCGTATAAGCATAATGTACCGTCAGACTTTTTAACTGGAATCATATCTGCCTGTAACGTATCCCCGGAATAGATCTGTGCATAGTAGATCTTGCCCACTACACCTGTTCCGGCTGGTTTGCTGTTCTTACTCATATTTCCAAGATAATACGGACTGCTAAGCTTGAACGAATCTATCGCATCGGTAGCTACGGTTGTGCCTCCAACCTTGTAACTTGCGCCTGTTTGCTCGATAATCCAATTATTCGCCCAGAATGGTGTATTTTTAGGGGCACTGGATGCTGTACCACGGACTACGTAGATGTTATCTGTACAGGAGTAGCCGATTTTATAATTATCATCACGTGCTCCGGCAATATAAGTTGTACCGCTCTGTAAGTTCCATTTTGCTTTTGTGTTAGTCTTTTCGTCTGGTAAAATCTCTGTATCGAAATAGCAATTACCATCCAGCCTAAGCGATTCCAGTTCTGTATGACCTACCTCTGTGCTTGCATTAACCGTAACGTTGCACTGTGCTGTGTATCCACCATCTGCGGTAGTTACAGTTACGATCGCTGATCCGGCTGTCTTGGCTGTAACCTTTCCACCAGATACAGATACGTTGCTATTGTTGGAACTCCACGTCACACTCTTATTGGTCGCATTGCTTGGCGATACCGTAGCAGTCAGCTGTGCAGATTTTCCGGCATTCAGTGTCAGTGTCGTCTTGTCGAGTTTAACTCCTGTAACCGCTATAACGGTCGGTGCGACAGGCGCTGTAGTATATCCTATTCCAAGATTTCTTAGTTTCTGGTCAATAACTGGGCTGTAAAATGTGCGATACCATGATTCTACTGGATGCACACCGTCACCTTTCTTGCTGTTTGGGTTGTAGGTATATTTGCTCTTATTCTTAGATGTCATAGCAATTTGAGAACATTTTCTCATATCAAGGTATAGCATATTCCATTTATCACAGATTTCAATCGCTTTTGAATAGATACTGTCCACGTAAGAGTTGTCTTTTGCGAAGCTGTGTGGAATAATATATAATTTAACCGCCAGAGGATACCTGTCCATAATATGCTGCAGTGCGCTTTCCAATGCTCCACAAAATGTTCTCGTATTGTATGATGCATCATATCCGGATTCGATAGAGCCGACCGGGATGCTGCTATTGATATCATTAACTCCACCGTCGAAAATTATAGCATCCGCTGCACCAGTGTAATTTTTAATCTGCGTTACGATTGGCGTATGTGACGGATTGGATGTCACAGCCATGTTCGCACCAGATTCAGCATTGTTAATCCAAGTTGCTCCAGTGTACCTTTCTTTCAACGGAGTTATAATTCCGGTTCCTTCTTTCCATCCCCATCCAGCAATAATGCTATCGCCAAAAGCTACAATTGTTTTTCCTATATATGGATTTGTCTCTATGTTATGCTCTGCAAGATATGCATTTACATATCTCTGCATGGATTCCGGAGTTGTCAGTTTCTCAACCTCATCCATTCTATTCAGTAATTGCGTGATGATATCTGGATAACGTTCTTGAACTTCCTGTAATCCTCCTGTAATTGTAATCAAAACTGTTCCAATCGCAGGAAATGTGTTCCAACGTGTTCTTTCTCCATCTGTTGCATTTATAGAAAAAGCGACAAATCCTCTGCTTTTAAATACGTTTTCCGATAACAACCAAGAAAACGTAATATAATTGCCTTGATTAGACACATCTTCGCAATGATATATTCCTGGCTCATTTATTTCCAGTCGTTCTCCGGTTCTGTCTAATGCATTCACGTATTTGATATATATCTGATGTTTTGAAAGATCCACGTTATCTCCCACAATTCTCTTGCACTTAAAGTACACTCTCTTCACATTTTTATCTTCCATAACACCAAGAACTAGGTTCTTTGGAACATTAATCATTCTTGTAATATCATTAATTTCAAGATATTCTATTTCAGCCATTTTTAAGACACCTCTCCATTCTGATACATCGTCAACAGCTCTGTATATTCTTCCTCTGTCAGTTTATTGTAAGCGAAAAATATATCTAGCTTTTCTTCAATTCCCTCTGTTTTTCCTCTTTCAATCATTCTCTTTAGTGTTCTGTATAATGTACTGTTCAACAATATCTACCTCCTTTTACAGCCCTAGTTCGAGCATTGTAAGCCTGTATTCATGATCCACAAGCATTGCGTCTGTATCATCTTGCGCAGACGTTTCATCCGGTGTTTCTTCTTTCTCGGAATCATCGTCCCACACATATTGTTTTATGTTGTCTATGGTTGTGTAATTTCCTAATGTCGCTGTATATTTCTTATTCGATTCCGATATTACCAACTTCATTATTCGAGCAGATACGTACAGTTTTCCGGCATTGTCAATTATATTTACTGTATCTCCAATTTTGATTCCTGTTGGTATATACGCCAGATCAACTTCATAAGTCACTGCTACATCGCAAATCTTTTTTAATTTTGATATTGCCCGATTACACAGCTCCGACTTACTAGTTGTGTCATAAACAAATGTTTGCATTATATGTCCTACATCATTGCCGCTTTCCGATAAATACCTGCTCCATTTCGCCAATGCACTTCTAGAAAATACGTTTGTACCAGATATATAAATATCACCATCATCATATTGATAGCCATTTAGATCAATTGGTTGATCATCTCCATCAGGCGTTCCGCCGGTTACAGATAGGCCTGTAGCCAAATCCGCTACCGATTTCTTTACTCTAATATTTGTTATTTCCCTATTAATCCTTAGCTCTATCCCACTATCATTTCCACGTTTTCTGTGTAAATTGATATACTTATGTTTGATTCTCAACATGTCAATTTCGAACGTGTAAGAAAGTTCTGCATCAAACTGTGTGGCAACACTAAGTAGGCGAGCAGACGCTGTCGTCTCTCCATCCCAAGATAATTTTCTGCTCAAATCGCTGATTTCATTTAGCCCAATTTCAAATCCAGAGTCATATGAAAATTTTTCAATATAATATTTTGCTGGATATGCCTGATCAGCTACATACGCCCCAACTGTTTCATTTAGCAGATCCATTCCGGCATCCTCGGCGTAAACAGAGATTCTCTCATTATATACATCAATTTCGCTTTCGATAATTGTGTAAAACTCTTGATCATCCCCATCCTTCCTGAGTATATAATTTCCTGCATCTGCCCATTGTTCTGCTTCTTTTCTTGTATTATTTGTAAAATGCAATTCAAACTCTAAAATGGCAACTCCTTCTTCTATCTCTTCCGTTTTTTCATCATCGCTTATGAATAATCCCTTCGGAAGATCGGTGCTTGCCAACCCTATGATATTCATTCTTCTATCAGCAAAGTATATGATCACAGATACACCTCTCTGTATTTCATCTTAAATTCCGGTCTTTTTGCCCACGACGAACAAATACATTGAATAGTATTTAATCCAGGTCTTAAGCAAAATTCCTCCCATTCATTATTAATTGTTCCAATATCTGGTTTTGGCAATCCGTTCATTTCTACTGAAGCTTCTGCGCACCTTACAGTAACGGAACTTCCTTTTGTGAATTTGTTCGGAACATCTTTCCATTTTTCTACGTTAAGTTTCTGAATCCAAAAATTATCAATTCCATTAAATGTTAAATACTGGTTGCCTGAGCGGTTTCCCCATTGTTTAATTGCAATCTGAACCTTGGCGCATTTCATATTTTCGATTTCCGGAATTACAAATGACGGATAACTTCCCCACCAGAAAAACGTGAGTTTATTTCCTTCTTTACGAATATCGCAATGTCCCCAGCTCCAATACCACGGATTTTGACTCTGCAGATGACTTGTAGTATACGAATATTCCTTTAGGACACGCCCGCCATTGTCATCGCTATCTTTTTTGTTTGGATTATAACCAACCAGTTCGTAATGACCTGTATTTCCAGACGTATCTATCTTATACCAATTCACCCCACAAATCAGTCTATTGTCCTCCGTCAAAAAGTTAATACACATCTCGCCTGTTTGTCCCATCAATCCTGCATAGAACAATACGTGAAAATACGCATAGAAGTTTTTGCACCCATCTGCATTCCCCTGTGAATCGGCGGGCAGCACAAGCGTTCTTAATCCACCGTTTGCATTACCTACTTTTTCTCCCGAATTTTTTAATACTAAAAATTTCGTATTAAACCATGTACTCTCTCCAAGCGTTCCTTTTGCTCCATAGTGCGGATGCATATAGTCTAAATTGTTTACGTCATCCGGAAGATTAAAAAAGTCGTTTAATGTGCCTAACGTATCACTCTCCTGATAGCTTTCTTCATCCGCTTCTTCAATATCCCCAAACTGCAACATATGCTTTCTTGCATCTGCGAATCCTATAAATCCGTTTTCTCCTTGGTTCATATTTACTTCAAACGTCGGAAACGTCCGGTATGTTCCTTTATAATCCAAGCTAATAGTTGTTTCGCTGTCCGTATTTGCAGTTACTTCATATTCTTTTACAGAATATTTAAACGGATCAGCACAATAAAATTCTATCTCTGACGTAATTGCATTTCTTCCATGTGGTACATCTCCACCGTCTTGTTTCGTTCCGATGAAATATTTATCCAGCTCGTCCGCAAAAATCATTTTTGCCTGTTCCGCATCCAACAAAGCATTCATCTTATTGTAAGCCTTACGGAACGCCTCATTGTTTTCAGCGATCAATTGGTAACCAACCGTAATTACTCTTGGCGGATATCTCCTTCTTTGGTATCTAGTTCCGTCTGCTGTTCCTGTTTCAGCATCCATGATTTCAGCCGAAAGTACTTCTCGACCAGTTACATACAATGTACGGTATCCAGGAATCTCATCTTCCAGATATACTCCATTAAAATTAAGAGCCTCGGAGGGCAATGTTCTCCCTCCTCTTAGGCTCTCTATAGTATCTACGAACTCATACATGCTTATCCTCCTTATCTCTTTCCTTGTTTTCGCAGATCTCTTTTCCGCTGCTGTTCAATTTCCGCCTTCGTATACTTCGCCGTAGCCTTCGCAACTTGACGGCCATCTACTTCGACAGGGATGTAAATGGTATAAGTTTCATTTCTGGTGTATTCATAATCATCATTCAAATCATCGATACTTGTTCGAATATTCATGCCAATATCCGGTATTGTTGCCAGCTCTGGTATTTGAACCAGCTGTGCTGCAGCTTTTCTTGCGAGTTTAACTTTTCCTAATATTGCATTAACCCATCCAATGCCAAAATAACTACCTAATTTGTCAGACACCCTTGACGGACTATGGATCTGTGCCTTCGCCCGGATTGCCGCCTCTGCTGCAGCTGCCAACTGCGCTGCAACAGATCTTACGCGTCCGACCTGACTTGCCATACCATTTGCAAGACCAGCGCCTATATACACACCACAGCTGTATGAACCAGATCCGGCTGATCGCATTGCCACTACCGTGGATGCAGACATGGATCTTGCTGTGGATACTGCCCGGTTCATTCCGTTCGATACTCCATTGTTGAAGTTATTGCCAACTGCCTGTCCAGAACTTTTTGCTTTTCCTTCTGCATTCGAAAACTGACTGGTCAGAGAATTGATTGCTGACTTCGCCTTATTTCCCAATGCGTCTAATCCGGAATTCACTACATTAACGCTTGATCTCATACTGGTAAGAGAATTTTGTGCGCTTTTTGCATTGCCGGCTATCGATTTCATACTTGAATTGACGGATTTTAATGCCACTACCATTGCAAGTGTGCCAACTGCGCCGCCTGCCATAGCAGCTCCAAATGCAATCACTACAGCAGCCGATGCTCCCATTCCGGCGGCAAGGCCTACCGATAATCCAAGCAATGCCGTTAAAGCTCCAACTGCCCCCAGTGCCCCTGCGGACACTAGCGGAAACGCTGCTCCCATCAATGTTAATCCAGCTCCGGCAACTGTAAGACCGGCACCAAGGGCAATAGCTCCAGCTGCCAAAACAAGTACACCTGCTGCAACTATTAAAATTGCGGCTCCGACCACAGCGAGACCAACCCCTACTACGGTAAGCCCTGCGCCTACTACTACAAGTCCGGCGCCAAGAACAATGCACCCTGCACCGGCTACTGCAGCCCCAGCGCCAAACACGATCATGCCTGCTCCGAGGGTTGCGATGCAAGCCGCTCCCTGAATTCCATATTGCACAATGGTCGGAAGTACACCTGCTACTATAGCAAGCCCAACACTTGCTAGCAGTGCTCCGGCTGAAACCAGTAATATAGCTACACCAAAGGCAACGAGACCTACTGCTCCGGCTGTCAATGCCGGTCCAAGTGCTGCTGCGCCAAGGGCAAGTCCGGCAATTGCCGCAACCATGCCAACCATACATCCTATAGCAAGCGGTCCCGCATTCGCCAGATTAACAGCCGCCAGTGATAATATAGCAATCCCTGCTGCCGCTATCAGGACAGCTGCACCAAAGGCAATGAATCCGGTTGCTCCGGCCGTCATAGCCGGCGCCACATTTTTGGCAACAACCATTAGTCCCGCAACCGCAACCGTCATGCCAATCAGTACTCCTGCTGCCAGTGGTCCAGCTTGTGCGATTTGTACGGCTGAATATGCCAAAAGGGAAAACCCTGCCGCTATCAATGCTACTCCCGCTCCGATCGCTACAAATGCTTTTGCTGATTCTACGATAGTCCCTGATGATTCTTTACTTGCAGTGCCTACCGCTTTTTCACCCGCTGCTACGCCAAATAACTTACCTGCCAGTGTCGCTATTCCTTTTCCTGTCATGCTTACAATTGCGCCCGCAAAAGTTTTGACACCAGGGGCAACTGCACTGACTATTTTAAAGCCTTTAAAAGCAACATATAATTTCGGTAACAGTGTAATCGCTTTTGCCACTTCTTTATCATGATCTTTTAGAAAATCCGCAAATGTAGTCAATGCATCTGTTGCAGTCCCGAGAGAATCCGAAAAGTTTTCTACGCTTTCTTTTTTCCCAAATGCACCCGTAAGATTTTCCACTTCTCCAACGATTGATTTAGCTGCTTCTCCAAAGGCTTTTCCCACTTTCACCGCATCGTCTTTAAAGACGTCCCAGTATGGCGATATAACCTTGATTGCTTTCGGGATACCCGTAGACAGCTTGTCAAATCCCGCCTCCACCTTACTGGTCATCCCATTGATTGCATCAATCACTTTAGGTTTTGCAAATGTGTCATATAGATTCATCATCCCGCTTACAGCAGATGCTTCCATGTTTCCCATAGCACCTTCAAACGTTGTTACGGACGTAGCTGCTTCTTTTGCCATATCAGTCATGCCGATATTGTTGATGGCCTGTCCAAGCATATCTGCGGTAATTGCACCCTTTTCCATTGCTCCTTTGAAGTCGTTCCCTAATGTTGGATTCAGCTTAATCAGTTCTTTCCGTAAGCCTCCAGCAAGCTGCGGGCTGGCATTAATGATCTGATTCCAATCCTGCGCATGTAAAGCTCCTGCCGCCATTGCCTGTGAAAACGCAAGTGCTACCGAGGAATATTCCTTTGCGCCTCCGCCAAATACAGCAACCGCATTACCAACTGCTTCCGTCAACTTATCTGCATCTTTGATTCCATTTGCAGAAAGTGATCCAAATGTACTCATAACATCCTGCAGGGAGAATACGGTTTTATCCGCATACGTTTTTAATGTGCCCGTTGCTCCGGCTATTCTCTGTATTTCCGCTTCGGAATACCCGGAAAATCTCATAGCTGCCTGCAACTTGTACATAGAGTCCGATGTTTCTATTGTCTCTTTCGACAAATCACTGACGGAATTCGTCACCAGTGACATCGCCTTTCCGCCGATTGCAGCCATTGCACCGAATCCAAGACCACCGGTGAGAGTGGTTTTCAGATTATTTGCATATCCCTGGCATGATTTCATAATGGATGAAAAGTTTTTGTCCTGCGCTGATAATATTGCCTTTACACTATATGATTCTGCCATTCGCTCACTCCTCTCTATCCAGTAGTTTGGTTATTCCGGCAAATCTGGATGGTTTCCTTCGATTCTTTATTTTTCTCAGTTCTTTATCAAAATCAAAAAACTGTCGGAATCTCCTGTAAACTGGTTTAGTCTTTCCTTTACCGGCTTTCTTTTCTGCTCTCACTGCAAAATTCAAAAATGCCTGACGATGTTCATGTAAACTCTCGTCAAGCATCCGAAGCTCCAAAGCCTCCATCATAAGTTCATATTCTGCCAATGTCAGCTGATCCACCTGTTTAAATGACGTGAAGCCAAAATACCGGAAGCAATTCCTTGCTACGGTTGTATATAGGTCTTCCTCTTCTACTGCTCCTGAGTCTTCTTCTTCGCCATCTGTTCCTCGTACTCTTTCAAGATCTCTTTCACTGCTTTCTTGGTAGCACTTGTTTTTGATAAAAAATCTTTTGTTTTCTCCATGAGCTCATCGATGTCTACCTCTTCCGAATCAATGTAAGAATCTAACATTGCCTTTGTTACTCTTGGATTCTCTCCCTTATTTGCCAAATCTAACAGATCTACCAGCGCATCCGGTTCCTGATCAACCACAACACTAGCGATCAGATACCTTGCTCCTATTTCTTTTGTGGTTCCCGGCATTCCCTGAACCGGAACTACGGTAAGCTTATTTGCTTCTCTTAAGAATCCCATTCCGAATTTAAACTGATATACTGTTCCGTTGATTGTAAGTTCCATCATATTGTTTTATCTCCCTTCTGTGCGATGTCGCACATCAAAAAAAGAGGACGAATCTTCTTGCCCTCTTAAGCTCCTGTCTTCTGAGTGTCTGCAAATACATAAGCTGCTACTTCCTGCTGTTCTGCAGTTACTGTTGCATAGCCATCTACACCTTTTCCTTCCAGGCCAAATGTCAACGATAACTCAACATTATCCTCTGCATTGGATGTCTTATCAATTTCCGTAAGATATCCCTGGAAGTATTTTGCCTTAAATTTATCAGTCGAGCTCGCCTGCGGCTCTGCTAAGTTTACTTCCCAAATCTCCATCTTTTCATCATCGTCGAGTGCTGCTTCCAACTCATCGATGAACTCATCTCCTTTTTTTAAGAGGCTTGATGCTGTGATTTCTCCTTCTGCTGCTCCCGGTGTACGTACTGTGCCATCTTTTGTCACTGTCGAATCAGCGTCCTTCGACTTTGTACGTTCATTCTCTGTTGTAAACGCAAGTGCTGTTGCATCATGATCTTTCTTTGTACTCAGGATGCGGTACAGATATACGATCTTTTTGCCCGCTACTGCTTCTGCAAATAACTGCAGTCCATATAATTTTCTGTTCTTCACTATTGTCATCTCCTAACTAAATTTATATCCCACTTCTAAAATTCCCATAAGAAGCGGCTGTTTCGTTGTATTATCCGGCGTAATTCTTTGTGTTGGTCTCTGCATATTCCAGGCATAGTGCGCTGTATGTTCGATAGACCTGCAGATCTTTTTGATATCTGCTAAGATACCAGATACCGTTCCTCTCTGCCGTATATTATCATGCCAGACTTTCAACGTCAGATTAGTCTCGCCGATAATCTCATTCTTTGTAGCCTGATCACTCTCGGAACAATCCGCCAGGTAAACAAAAGGATATGGTGTGTCCTCCGGCGGTAAATCCGTGTCATACACACCAACTCCCGTACCCTTATATTTTTCTTTCAGTGCCATCAAAACGGTGCTGAACAATTCCTGCTGTGGATCCATCTTATCACCTCACAAGTTTTCCCAAATCCGACTTAAATTTACCTTTCTGCTCGTCAAATGCCGGTCGTATATGTGGCTTTCCTTTCATGAATCTTGTTCCATATTCCTGATAAGCTGCATATTCCGCTGTTGATTCAACCTCTGCAGTCATGCCGCCATCTGTAATTTCCAGCGTAATAGATCTTTGTAAATAATGTGTATCTACCGGTGCTTCTTTTTGAGCCTTTTTCTGCATTTCTGCTCCATTTTTCTTAACTACTGTTTTAACAGCAGACAGATCCATGTTTTTAGTCAGTTTAGCTTCCAACTTTTCAAAACCTATCAGCTTTACTCCCATCACACCACCTCCGACACAACATATACCTGCTTCGTCCGGAGCTTCCTGCTGAAATCTACACCGTATGTTTTATTCCCTACGCGAATCCTGTCAAATGGACGGTCGTAATGATTCTGCAGATGAATGGTAAGGCTGCCTTCCTTAATCCCGGAATAGACAAGCATCATCGTATTCGTACCGGTATCCATGACTGAGGCAGACTTCACATCTTCCGATATCGTGTCTTCCCCGTAATTACCAGTAGCCGGATCATACTCTCCAGGGGTGAGTTTCTGGAAGTATATTGGTGTGTCATATCTCATAGGAATCTCACCTTACCTTTCTTTGATTCTTTCTGATCATCCAGATATGCCCGGATATCATCCATGTATCCCGCAAAATCATTTTCTGACCAGGAAAGGCTTTCCCCCTCAACACTGTGAGAGGAAAGTCCTTCTGAACCGATTCTGTTGAACCGTATGATTGACACATCCAGGATGATATAATTCATCTCTTCCGGAGGATCCAATCCCCCGAGAAGAAAGCGCAGTCTTTGCTTGGTGGCCTTTAAAATCAGCAGTAATTTATTTTCCAAGGCTCCGTCTATTTCTTCCGGCAGTCCCAACAAGGCTTTCAGATCTCCAATCATACGATCCTCCTATTCTGCCGGCTCTTTATTTTCTGGTTTCTTCTTTCCGGCTTCTGGTGGTTTTTCTGCGGTATCTGTGCCGGCTGTATTGTCTGGATCTTCTTCTACCAGTTCGATCAGCGGAGTGTGCTGTTTATTGTTACTGCCGGTCAGCTCCTCGATTCTTTCTTTGCTGACATCTACTCCTTCACGAGGGAAGATATCTCCCTCGTTATAGGAATGATCGTTATCATGGAGATCAATAAAATGCTTGATTACCTTATACATACTTCCTTGCCTCCTATGCTCCCGGATTAACCGTTACAGTCACATCACCGGAACGAACAGCTTTGTAGTTCTGATCACATTCAACCAGCGTGATATGGTGAGTTGCTGTCGAAGCAATCTCTGATTCACCGTCCCACTTAGACCAGTTCTTAACATCCATACCGTAAGTTACTGAAGTTGCAGCTGCAGCATCTTTGTACTTCCAGCAGTTTCTCATTGACATCAGCTGCTCTTTCACTGTCAGCTTCGTGGTTCCTGCTTCTGATCCAGCCTCTGACGTTACGTTTAACGTTCCTAATGTCTGTGTATCGGATCCTCCTACAGAAATATATGCAATAGCATCCAAATACTCACAGAAGAGACGCAGTCCCATAATTGCAAAGTTGTCGGATATCATGCGGCCATAGCTTCCTTCTGAGTGGAATCCGATAAATCCTGTCTCAGGATCCGTTGTAAATACAAGTCCTGCTTTTGCAAACTCAGAATCTCCCGGATCAACATAATATGCGACCATGTTGTTGAGCGGAGTTGCAATAACCACATTCTCCGGAATCTCAGAGCTGATGAATACAACGTCTGCTCCAAGGAAGTTCTTCATGTATTCAAATCCAAATGCGGTCTGCAATGTAATATCCGCTGCGCCAACATATTTATATACATCCAGAGTGTTCACCCACACAGCAACGCCTGTCACAGTTCTCTTCATCTTCTTGAACTTGTCTTTAACTTTACCAATTGCCATTGCAATAGCCATCTGCCATGTAGACTCGTGTCCTACCAGTGATCCAGCCATTAACTGCTTATAGAATTTGTCACTGACTACATTTCGAAGATCTGACTTGAACTCCTCATCTGTATCTTGTACAGCTGCTTCATATCCCTTGTCGGCAATTGCTTCCAGAGATACACCTTTTCTGTACTTCTCAATCTTGATCTTATCAAATGTCTGTTCCTCTACTGTGTACTGAGACATTGGAATCTCTTCACCTTCTCCAACCTCTCCGGACTTCAGTGTTCCTTTTACTGTCTTGGTCTTTAACTCTGATCCATTTTCTTTTCTGATCATTCTGGTAATTCCCAAAATATCTAACAGTGCCTGCAGGTTCTTGCCAAAGGATGTAACAAAGTCAATCTCTCTGGCTTTTACCTGGATCTGCGCTTCTCCTGTCAGGTTATTCGGCGCTGCAAATACCTGCAGACCTAATCTTCTAATATCATGCATGTTTCATACTTCCTTTCTTACTGAAATAATGTGATGTTCTCAGCAATCAGCTTCTGTCTTTCCGACGGATTCTTCACTGCTAAGATCTGTCCTTTTGTCATCGGTGGTTTATCTCCACCATTACCGGCTTTTGGAGGTTTTCCTTTTAAGGCATCTTTCACTGCTTTCTGGACAGCTTCTTTGTACATAGTAGAAAAGGCTTCCACTGCCGCCTTGGTTCCATCTGCATCTTCTGCTACAAGGTTCATAACCAGTTCATCTGGAATGTTGATATCCTCATCTGCCAGCATCTTGCGAGCTTCTTTCGCCATGTCTGACCGGGCATTCTGACGTTTCATCTCTTCCAGTGCATCCTCCGCTTTCTTCGCCCTGTAGTTTGCTTTTTCCTCGTTGGTCATCTGAGCAAGCTTTTCTGCTTCTGATACCTTATCATCCGTCAGTGTCTTCCATTTGGTCTGTGCATTTGTCACAGCCGTATTAACAGCCTTCTGGACACGCCGGTCGAACTCAGACTGATTGCCTTCCAACTTCAGGAAATCATCAAATGACATTGTTGTGTTGCTGTTACTTCCAGGATCTCCTCCAGTTCCAGCACCGTCTCCTTCTCCGGATCCACCGCCGTCTCCTCCAGACTCTGTAAATAACTGCAAGTTGCTCATTGGAATTCTCCAGTGATTATTCATGTGTTTCATCTTATTTATCCTTTCCGCCCCGCCCCATTCATTTAAGCCCAGGTCGTTGCATCTTGAATGTGTAGTTTAACGACATCCCGGTCACATTAAGTTACATGATCCGGACATACTCCGGAAACTCCTCGGCAATCATACAGATGCCAATGAAAAAGGAATCCACCAGAGTTTTTGACTTCTCCGATAGATTCCCATACTTTATATCCACCCTTCCGGGAGATATCTCATATTCAATTTTATCGTCTGTCAGGTCCTTTATGGACTTGATCAGTGTCTGTGCAAGCGCTGTTACACCGGCGCACACGATATCTGATCCGGAAACAGCATAATTTGCATGTCCGGATATCTTTATTTCTCCTTCATGGACACTTACTTCAATCAATAATCTTCTCCTTTCTTCCCGGTCATTCCCTGCCGGTGGGAAATATCAGGATCACCGCCTTTCTACTCTGCTGTGTAATCTTCAATGACCGGAATACCGTACTCGATAGCACATGTATTTTCGATCTTGCATCCTCTGGCGTCCTGCCAACCTTTCGCAAAGTAAGCGATGTCAGCACCAGCTAAAAGTTCCAGGGATTTTCCCAGGAACCAAAGAGGCTTTGCATCTGCAGGTGCATTCTGGAAAAAGGAGTCAATTACTTCTACAGGCTCTCCTACCATTTTCTCAGCACTCTTAATTGCTTTCTGTCTCTCTTCCAGAATTTCCTCATCTGTTTTTCCTTTCATTGGCTGGCTAATAAATAATTTCTTCATGTTTTCACCTCGTCCTTTCTTAAAAATGAATATAAAAATACCACCAATCATTACGATCAGTGGTAATTAACCCCAAGCTACAATATCTTCTTTTGGGAAAGTGTTCTTTTCGCAATATTCTTCCAGACGTCTCAACGCATGTGCTGCATAGCTCATATCATATCCGTCCGCTTTTTCTTCAATATCTCTTTCCCTTGTTGTTTTTCTAAAAATAACAACACCGTATTCTTTTGAATCTTCCGGATAATATCTGTATTTTACATCCGCTTCTGTAATTTCAATCAATTCAAGTCGCAACATCTGTCCACTTCCCTTCTACAAATTATTTTTATTTTTAAACTCCTTTAAAGCTTTTTGATAATTATATTTTTTCTCTGCCAAACGGTGTGCTTCCTGATAACTCATATGTTTTTTATTCATCAACTCGTATTCCAACCGTTCATGCTTCAGCATTATCAAATCATGCTCTTGGATATTCTTTCCTTCACGCAATCTTCTGAACGACTCCGCCATATCATAATCTGGATCAAATCTTCGCTTTCCACCGTATAGTTCATGTTCTTTTATAAATACGTGATCATATACCTTGTTAATGCTCTTTTCCGATATTCCCGTATTATTCGCAATGGTCTTGACCATATTGTTCTTTTTGCTACGTCTCACAGATTCATAATATTTAATAGCGTGTGCATCTCTTTTAACATATAATGGATCATTCTTATCTGTAAGAGCTCCTTTCACAGCTCCTGAATTTATTATATCATTTCCTTTACCTTTTGCAATAGAGCTCTGATATCTTCCGGTGGAACTGCTACGTTTTAACGTCTTTTCCAACTCTTCTTTAAATATTTTTGCAAATTTTCTTGGGTTCTTACATGTATAAGCCTCTGCAAATGCTTCTGCAAATGCTTCACGTGCATCTTTACTTCCATATGATCCCAAAACGTCTACCAGATTACTTGTTTTTGCTTTAAATATGTCTCCATCAAAATACCTAAGCAAACTACTTTGGACAATATCATAATCCTCCACTGAAAAGTTTTTATTCAAGCTATCTGCTATATAGTGGCCATACTCATGTGCAAAGAAATGTATTTTATAGTCATCCGATTTTGAATATGTTATCAGTTTCGATGTTGGTTTGGATTCAATAGATTTCTTCATAAGCTTGATTGATCTTGATTTACTATAATACGCACCTGCTGCCGTTTTTCCATTTTCTTTTAAATCATCAACGACAGATATCGAATTTAGTTGCAATTTATTTTTATTAAAATAGCTTGCGTGCTTGGCTTCAAAATCCGAAACAAAGTCCGCATATTTGTTTATGATTTCCTCTGATAGCTCAGTCGATGAATTGTTTCTAAACTTTATGCCACATGATTCGAATTTCGCAATCGGATCTTCTTTGGCATTGGATTTATAATTCTTTTTTTCTTTATCATTAAGTTTCTTCCTTATTTTCTCAATTTTTTCAGCAATTTCTTTTGCTTTCTTTATTTCATTAGCATCAGAACCATCAAAACCTTCTTCTACACTACCAAAATCATTTACAAACTCATCATAAGAATATCCTTCTGTCAGTTTTTCGAAATCTTTTTCATATTTGCTTAATTTATCAACCAATTTTTCAGATTCCATAGAAGACTGCCAATCTTCGAAATTCAATCCGTGTTCCTGATAGCTGTTTATCCACTCCTCATAAGCCTCATTATCCATATATGCGGCTGTGCTACAATGACAGTTCGGATGCATTGGTGGAGCATTCTCTCCCGGCATCATATCATCTACCTTGAAATGCTTATCGTCCAGCCCTTTGCAAATCGGACATACATCACCTTTTGTGCATGCAACATATACATACTCATCAAATCCGTTACGGATAAAAGACTGCTTCTGAGCCTCTGTCTGCACTCTTGCCAGTTCTGTTACCATGAGTCGTTCAGCATTATAGGCTGATACTCCAAAGCGCTTCGTTAGATGTCTAGCGAGTTTACGCGGATTCTCTCCTTTAATCAGTCCAGATGCAAGCAGTCCTTCCAACTCTGCTTTGAGCATACCGTGATACATCCATATGCGATCTGAATACGTGGCATTTTTGAACGATGCATTCACAATTGCATGAGCGTACTTTTCGTTTTTCATAATGCTCTTTCCAAGGATCCCCGCCTGCCTCCGGAATTCATCCAGTGTTCTCTTTGTCAGTTTCTTATCGAAATACTTTTGAAGATCATCAAAGCCCGATACCATCTCCAGGCCAATGTTCGCCTTCAGGAGCTCCAGCCGATTCACCTTCATGGTCAGATTGTAAATACGCATCTCTTCATTCGCTTCATCCGAGAAATCTTTCTTTGCCACGTACTTCTTTGCCTTTCTGGCATAGGCATCGATGTCAAGCTTATCTGCACGCTTTTTAGCTTCTGCCATCGTAATTCCTTCTTTTTTGGCATATCTGGCATAGAATCCATTTATTTCCTTTGTGATTTCATCAATCATGGTTTGGTAGATTTCCTGAATCTGGCGGTTATATTCTTCTTCATCTATGATATTATGTTTCTTTGCTTCCGTTTCCCGGTTCTTCCAGTACTCCTGACTTGCCATCGCCTGCACCTCCGAACATTTGTGTCATAACAGGATCTGTCTTCGCTTTTTCCTGTTCGCTCTCGATTTTTTCCATCTCACTCTGCACATTATCTACTACAGACAGTACACCAAGCTGTGTCTCTTGTGATACGATTCCATCCAAGTTGCCGGCGATCTGACTCTCTTCCAGTACATTCGATGGAATATTCGGTGTGAAATGATAATGCAGTTTCACCCAGTCATCTTCTTTCATTCCGGATACCGGATTCGAAAAGATAAGCTTGTACCGCCGGTTCATTCCGGATGTAAACTTTCGTTCTTTTGTCTTGGCCAGATTACTCATTCCCTGCAGCTTATACTTCATGGCAATGCCGGAGCTTGTACCAAAGTTCTCATCTGAGATATTCGCAACCATACTGATCTGGAATATTAATTTCTCCAAGCGATCAATCAAGTTCTCCTGTGTGGTATCTCCGTTTGGTTTCTGCAGGAAGTCAACTATAACAGTATCGGCATCTCCTTCCAGATTAATGATTCTGTTATCACGGATATGCTCCAAATCTTCATCTTCCAATTTACTTCCAAGTACTTTCATGTATGCGTCTGCAAAATAATCTACGTCATTCGCTTTTTCACTGATTGCTTTGTTATAAGCATCAATCATCGAGATTGCTGGTTCAAAGATGCATGTGCGTTCTTTGTTCTCCACATACTCTGTAGCTGGCACCCCGTCAAATCCATGTATCTTTTCTTCTTCCTCCCAGATAAGCTTTCCCTTCTGGGTAAACCAACGTATCTTCTCCGCATCTGATACGCTTCCATGCAGTACATTATTCGAGTCTATGTACAGTCGAACGAAATACCGTTCTCTGCACAGCACCGAATCATCATAGATCATAAAGGCATCGAACGGTGTCAGATATGTAATCCCGATGTTCCCCAGCTCATCTACGTAATACATCTCGTACCCTTTACCATAAATGCAACAGATCTTCGACAGTTCCGCATTGTTATCGTCCTGATCATTGTACTGATCCAGGAGCTCCACATATTTTTTGATGTTATCGTTGGTATCGTTATCTACGGAAATTCGGATCGGATTCCCGATAAAATATCCGTTAAATGTATCCACCATATATTTTGCAAAGTTCACAGCAATACGATTGTCTGGTTTATAATCCGGCTTCGGCTTCTGGTGAAAAATCTGGTAGTCTGTTTCATACGCATCTTTCAGATGTTTGAACCGAAAGGCGCACTCTGCATTATGTTTTGCTATGAATTCATTTAGTTTGTTATCTGTCAGTTCTTCTTCTGACGGTAATCGAAATAACACTTTACAGTCCTCCTTTCAGGTTTCTATTTAAACGAGCTTTATCCCCAAAGATTGTATAGACGAAGTATCTTACTGCGTCCATTGCATGGTCATATTGTTTTATCGGCTTATCTTCCCCTCGTTCAGCGGCTTTTGCATCCCAAATGTAAGATGCAAACTCTTTGATCGTGTTTTGACAAACATTGGAAAAGATAATTTTAATCAAATTCAGCTTTGTGGACACCAGTCTGATACCATCTTCTACATCGTTCTTTGCTTTTATTACTCTAAATCCTCTTTTTCTCAGCTCGGCAATAAATGAAGCTGCTGCTGGATCGACGATAACAGCTTTAATCTCCGTTCCATCTAGCCAGCTTTCCAAATCGTTTGCATATTCTGCATCCGTCTTTTGCCTTCCTTTGTCTCGGCCGGAGTAATAGTATTCTCTAGTACAGTACCAGACGCCATCTGTTCCTTTGTTCCACAGCAGGAAAACTGTGGCATTCTGTGTTCCATAATCGCTACTAACGTATCTATTGCTATTTATCAGCTTTGTTTGGAATTCATTCGGATCTTCCACATGTTTTTCGTTGTCGAACATGTCATAGATAACGCCTTCTGCCATCGCCCACAGGCCGAGAATGTAACGCTTGTAGAATACTCCTCTGTATGTATTCCGGTATCTTTCTTTGATCTCTTCGCTGAGGCTCAGGTTATCATCCATTACGAAATGTACGTATAGGATATTCTTGACCGATTCATCTTTCGCCCTTAACTCTGCTGCCCTTTCTTTTCCAATGTATCCAACAGCTCGGTCTATCCAATTGACTTTAAACCAATGGTAAGGTCCGGAAGGGTTGCAGTTAAACCAGAACTTCGATCCATCTACCGAACATCGGCCGGTAGCCTGATTCACAAAACTTTCCGGCATAAGCGCCACTTCATCAAAGAAGACTCCTGCCAGTGTGATTCCCTGTATCAGGTCCTGGGAGCTTTCATCCCTTCCACCGAATATGTAGAAGTTATTAGTCGTTTTTCCTCTTGTGATTACTATCAGGTTGTCGGCTCTGTGGTCTACCACACCGTAGCCTCTTGCCTTTAGCATGAGTTTTAACCAGAACAATACATTTCTACGGAATGATCCGATGGTTTTCCCGCACATGGCGAAATTCTGTCCGTTGAACGTTTCCATTGCCCACATCACGTAGGATAGCGACATGCACACTGTCTTTCCCGATCGGATAGCTCCATCTGCTATAATCCCATCGTAATCTTTTACGGGCGACGTCGCACACCACCATGTCAGTACCTGTTTCTGCTTTTTCGAGAACGGTTTGAACTTGAATATCTGATTATATACTGTCTGCAGACGGCTTTTCTTCATAGCCTGGATCTTTTTCTTCAGATTTGTGATCTTTTCATACATCCTGATCACCCCAAACTTCTGAAGCTGTAGCGTTCATGGCATCCATAAATCCATCGTCCGCTGTTTCATGCGATCCTCCATCCTGTTTCATGATCTGGAGTTCTAACTGCATCGTAGCAAGTTCTAACTTGGCATCATCGTAGCCAAACTTATGGATAGCTTCGATTGCTTTCTGTTTCTTGGCCTGTACCCTCGTGAGTGCATCTTCTATCTGCTGGATCTGGCCAAGTATTCCGGCATATTCTTTTAGTTCTGTACAGTCTCCTTTTTCCAGTCCATCGGTGTATTTTACTACCGTCATTCCCGGAGGCGGCTTCTCGTCCTCATTTCGCTGTGTTTCAGCATTTTTCAATGCTTCTATTCGGTGCAACATGCGGTATTCACGAACCGTAAGTAGCTGTATTTCCTGTAGGAGCAGCTGCTCTTTGTCGAGTCCAATCGTCTCGGCCAGCTGCAGTTCTTCCGGATTCAGGGTATCAAAAAAGAGAGCTTCGAACTCTCCTGTCTTAACTGCATTCTTGTTTCCTGGCGGTCCTGTCCCGCCATGCCCTTTGGCATTTTTGTTCCCCGGCTGACCGCCTCTTTTTTTCGCAACGTTGCATTTTTTCTTTTGCAACGTTGCATTATCCCAGCACTGTCTGTTCTTCCAGCTCCGGACTGTCCCAACCGGAACATCCAGTTCCTTAGCAATCTCAATTAATTTCAGCCCTTTGTCATATAATTCTTTCGCTTCAATAGCCCTCTGATCGGGTGCTCTTGCCACGCCTCACCACCCCTCATTCATTTCGTTTTTTGATTTTTATCTTTCAATAATCTCGTTTTATCTTTTATTTTCACGTAAAAAGGTGGCAACATTATCTGCTGCCACCTTCAGGGTTAGTATGTCCTTTCCAATTTTCGGACAATATCATAATAACACACTTTTATGTATCCTGAGTGGTGATGTTTTAGGAATTTTATATTTTTTGTGACAATAACCAGTAGAATTTTCTTCTTGTTTTATAATATTTCTGATCTCCACACGGTATCCCTTTCGCATCCCTCAAATACCTGTATGTTGCATATTCTGTAGTTACTCCCTCCAGTAGCCACTGATATATCTCTGGATCTGTTTCGATTGCTGTCTGTTCGATTCGCTTACATTTTTCCTCCAGCTCCAAACGTTTTATAGCCAGGCGCTCTGTAGATGACGCCTGGCTCTTACTTCCTTTTCCTTCCTGACCATATTGCATTCCTTTTATCGCATCTGTCAGATTTGCAAGTTCTTTTCTCCATTCCGGATATTGTAAACAGTGATACTTTACTTCCAAAAATTTATGTTTGCTAATTCCGTATTTATCTTCATTTATCGGCCTGATTCTCAACTTTATACTTCCTCCCCGTCCGCCTGTCCCGAATGACCATTATGTCGAATCCAAACAGACTTGCTATATCTTGCAGATCATTCAAGGCTCTCCGCATATGATATGGCATTTGATTCATTTTCCCAATTGCCTTCTCTGCAGTCGGATCTCTGTACCCTTCGTGATTCATACTTCCCCTTTCTGTGCGATGTCGCACAACTACCACAGCGTCTGTCTTCTCTTTCTGCCTTTTGCATATCTGGTACATTCTGCTGCTGGCATTCCCCTGCTATGTCCCTCTATTTCTATGTAACTACAATTTCCTACCTGGTCGTGTCTTCCTCTATATACGCAGGTCTTGCATAGGTGTCTGTCCGCATTTGGACCGCCTTTTCCTTTGTTGTAACCATCTTTCTTTCGTCTTCCCGGTTTTCTTCCAAGCATCTCTTCTCTGATTCCTGCCAGCCCGACATACTGAATATAATCCCGCACTTCCCAGTACTTTAATCCGGTAGTTTCTGCTATTTCTTTATTCGTTTTTTTGTCGAGGACCATCTTTTTGATGATCTTCGCCTGTTCTGTGCTTACGTCTTTCAACACCGCTCCTTTCTCCGCCGACTGCTGCCGGCGGGAATTCTATATCGTCCGGTTGCGTGTGATACAATACCCGGTTGGTGCTATTCTTTATATTTTTCTTCTATCTTCCGGAGCTGCTCTACGTGCCACAGTATTCTCTTCTTATCCCACCATTTTTCTATATCCTTTGCTGTGTGTAAAACACACGGAAAAATCACAGGATGCAAGAGTGCTGTTAGCCATATCACGATGATCGTGTTTCGTGTCATCTGCCTGCTCCTTTCATGAATTGGCTGTACATCTGTTTCTTCCAGCCTGTTTCTGGTGGTTCCGGTCCACGGTTATGTTCGGCCAGAGTCCTTATCAGATCTTCAAATTCTGCTGCCGCCTGTTCTGAAAGTTCTTCCTTCAGGTTGACATTGCTCATCCAGCTGAATCCGTATTTTTTAAGAATGTCTTTCCTCGTCATTTCCTAACCACTTCCTCCTTCTCCAGTCTTTGTATCTGCGGATTTGATATTCTAACCATGATATTTCCTTAAATGATTCTTCGGATTCTTTAAAATATCTGTTTATTTTCACTTTCTTCCCATCCGGTTTTTCTATGTAAATTATTGCTTTTGTATCATAATCTCCATTTTTAGGATCTGTGAGTAACTCATCACAAACTATTTTGTCCGGTTTATCCGCCGGTGCGTATGGCATCGTGATCGGATACATCGCATCATATATACTTCCGATAAACCCATTGTGGTATCCACAATTAGGATGATTGCGATTAACACAGTAACACCTATTAATGTCTGAATACTTTATTTCTCCATTCGGAGTTACTGTTTTAAACAAGCTACTCATTCTCGAACACTGATATTGTTTTCCTTTCTTATCTGTCCATGGTCTTTTCCACATTTCCTCTGTATCTTCTATCGGAGTCAGTGGCTTTCCATCGATCAGTCTATTCAAAATCTGTTTTGTGAATCCGATACTCATACCACTGTGACCATCTTCGCATAAGCTCTCAAATGCCTTTAATGCACTTTCGTAGCAAGCGCATCCATAATCAAATTCGCCTTCTTTTCTATCCGGATTTTCTCTTTTGCATGCGATTTCAACTTCATTTTTTGCCCATTCTTGTAAACTCATTCTTTATCTCTCCGTTTCTTTTGTAAGTACTTCATGCCAATCTTTTGGGTGTTTCTGTATCATGATTTTTTCCTCCTGTCCTCCGTTTCCCATTTACACATGTTCCACCACTCGCAGAACAAGCAGCATCCCAGGCACCGGTTTGTGCTTACCATTATGAACCAGTGTTTTAATTTTTCTTTTATCTCCATGTCATTCACCTCTTCTTATGCATCTCAGCAAATCTTCTACTCCCTGTGTGTAACCTTCTTTATACTTCTGAGCTTTTTCAAGCTCTCTGCTGCATTTGACACTTGCTTCGTTTTGCAGTCTATTGGCCGCTTCTTCTATCTGGTCATATTCCTGGCTGTTCAATGTTTCCACCGTCTTTCACCAATTCGATTGCTTCTATATATGCCTGTATGTAATCTTCTGCTGTATTATTGGCAATTTCATCAAGCTTATCCGCCGGTTTTTCTACCATTAATCTTCCGGCATATTCTATCTTGTCTTCCAATTTCTTTACAATTGCTTCCGGATTGTATGCTGTAGTGTAGCTTTTCAGCATTTTGATTTCTATTCTGCAATTTTCTATGTTTCTCTCAATTCTTCGTACCTTTTCGTCTATGTCATATAGACTGCTGCCAGGCATTCCTCCTGATCTCCAGTGGTCGATCGCTTTGTATGAGCGTTTTATTTCTTCCTCAATTTTCTTTATTTCTGCGTCTGCATCGATTAGTCTCATTTTCTGATCTCCTCACATTCTTCGCAATCATCGCAATCACCATCGCACATTGCGTTGTCGCAATCATCTTTATCCATGTCGGAGCACCACATATTCATTACATTGCACCATTTCATCTCTCAGCACCTCCTATATTTCTCTGTTTCCATAATACAGAGCACATTCTTTGCATTCGTCTATGGGCTCTCCTCCACCATTGCCAGTTCGTAATCCGGCGCATCTATCATCTTCATATCCGGGATGTTCATATTGGTGAGCCAGGTAACAGTTATCAATTCCCTGTTTTACTGTTATGTGTATCTTCTTCATTTGCCCATGCTTTGTTAATTCATTGCAACCGATTTTTCTATCATTAAAGAGACATTTCCTGCAACTGATTTCGTCGCAGCCAACTGGTCTGCCCGTATCCTTTTCCGCAGCAAAAGAGTCCCCGCTGCACGCGATATCCGGTATCTCTTCTACGTACCCCTCCCTATTTGTCGTCTTTGTCTCATCCTTTCTTTCATCCCAATACTGCCTTTCAATTTTGTCTGCTCTTGCTCCAACTCTGCACATGTTAATCGCTATTAACATTGCCATCGTTAGCATTATTCCGGCTATTATCAGTACCATCTTCATCCTCCAAATAATTCTTTATCCCAAGCGCCATGAATTCTTCTCTTGTATGGGTTTCCTCGTATTTTCTTTGCAGAATCCTGCATAATCGTTCTCTTGTTTCACGGCAATTATGAACTGCCTTTGGACCATCCTTGTGGTGATCTCGGCACAGGTAGACTTTAAAGCCATGTTCTTCGCTTACCTGCCTTAATCCTCCACCGTAGAATACATGATGTTCTTCTGTGTACTGCTGCCGGCGGATTCCTTCCATTCTGCACAGAAAACATTCTCCTTTTACCGTGTCCGCGATCGGAGCTGGGTGGTGCTTTCTTTTTTTCTTCCTGGTTGGCTTCGGGAACATCAATTCACACATTCAATCTCATTCCCTTCTCTATCTACTTCAGTCTCGAAGAATTCCTTCCAGAATGATTCCTTCGTCAATACCCCGAAGCTTACTCCCGGCATATTGCGGATAGTCTTTTCCATGGCTTTTCCCATGTATTCTGCTGCCGTATCGGCATCGACAGACGCTATATATAATCTTCTTGTAGCATATGCCGGCTTTACTTCTTCTGATTGATTCTGTTGTTCCAGAGCATTCATATCCGGCGGGCAGTATTCCGGGAAATCTTTGATTAATTCTGTCTGTCCCGGAATCTGAGTTTCATCAGTATTTTCCTGTTGAAACTCGGGTTTTGCTTCCGGAGTTTCTTCTGTCTTTTCCGGTTCTTTTTCTTCTGCTTCTGCAGGTACTGTAGTGGTGTCAGGTGTCTCAGTTGGTTTTTCTTCATCTTTTGTCGGTAATTTCTCGCTTTTTGTCGGTGGATCCGGCTGTTTTGTTTGTGGTTCTGCCGGTTTTGTCGGTGCTTTTTCAACTTTTGGTGCTGGATGTTCCGGTTTCTCTTCATAATACGGTTTCCCGTATACGCTCTGGTATGCTTCATTGATCGATGTACTCATTCCGGCCGGATAGAACAGTGTCTCGAAGGCTCTTCCAAAATCTATGTATGTGTATTCCTGCTGTTCCCCTTGGTTCCGGTATGGCATTACCTTGATCTTGTCTACCGTCAACATGACATTGGCGCGCTCCAGCCGGATCATTTTGAACTTTGTCGGGTTGATGATCAGCAGGATACTGACTGTTATGTCCTTTTCTGGTTCATCTTTTCTGAGCCAATCCGTCATTTTCTGAAATGCGTCTCTGTCTTCTTTTGAAAAATAGTGCTTTGCAAATTCTTGCAGCCAGTTTGTTTCGGCCGGATCCGGCTGTGCGATGTCGCACAGCTCCATCTGATCCGAATAGTTGTGTTCGGTTTCCCGGATGATTCCTTTTGCCTCCCGGATATCTCTTACTGTAGCATCCACCGGGATTGCTTCCTGTACATCTTCCGGAAGTCCCAGCATTTCTGTGAGTTTACTGCTGCCGTATCCGGACCATTTCAGATCGATCTCCGGGGAATATCCATCCTTGCTGTATTTTTGATTAATCTCCATGAATCTACTGGCTGTTGATCTGCCGATTCCGAATGTATCTTTGGCGTATTCGTAGATTGTTTTGTACCCTTTCTGCTTGTAGAGCATGGTCTCATCCGTTTTTCTCAGGTAATAGCCGACGCTTGCGAACCCTTCCGCTATATCATTTAACTGGTTTTTGATGATGTCTGTCATGTCATCAATATTGTCTATCACCGTCTTTACTTCATAATCCATTTAGCTCGCCTTCCTTTCTACTTTTCTTAAGTTTTTCTTGAATATCTTCATGAATTCTTCTACATCCTCCGATGGAGCTACGTTATATTTTCCACGGACCTGTATTACTTCATCGTCTCGGACTTCTACGGTATAATAGCTTTTATCCGGTTCTTCTTTTTTTCGGATGAACAGGATACAAGTTTCTCCAGCTACCATTCGATCCATATAGGTTGCTACACAGTGGTGTTGTGCATTTCCTTCTTTTCTGATCTCGTGTGCACATTCAGGAAGTCTTATCAACAATTCCTCTGTCTCCATCTCATATCTTGTCCATCCTTTGCGTTTTATAGTTCTTTTTAGCTTCCGGTCTTTTTTATCATCCGATTCCTTTTCAAGCTCTACTTTCCTTTCGTTTTGTTCTTCTGTCAGCTGGTCATGTCGCTCTTTTAGGTTCTTTGGGTATAGGATCCAATCATCGTCCAAATTGTATCCTAGTCCTGCTGCCAGTTGCAGGTAATCATGGTAGTCGTTTACTTCTTGGTTCCTCATAGCACACGGACCTTCGCTTTTTAATCCTTCTATGTACTTCAGCATCTTATGTGGTGTTGAGTGCCTCATATAAATAGCAAAGTTCCTTGCGTACTGTGACATTTTCTGTATTTGTTCCCAGGTTGCCCTTATACCCACATCCTGGCATTGCTCTGTTACCTCGTATTCTCCCCATGTCGGGTCCTTATCCCGGATCAGGTTGTAATATTCCCCGGTTAATCCTAAAACTTTCTTTACTTGCTTTTGATATAGGTCAATCGGTGCTCTGCTTCCGTAACTTATACATGTGTTTGTCAGGTTATAGAATCTGGCTTTGATTAATTTCTCGATACCTGCATATTCTTTTGCGTTATTAATAAAATCCTGCTGGTAGAATTCTATTCCTGTATAAGCAAACTCTGGCATTCCCGAGTATTCAAGTTTACTTCCTTTCAAAATCTTTCTTAAATTTCTCGGGTATAATCGGCATCGTTCCTCTTCCTTTCTGCCTCCATATGCGCTTAGGTACTCATATCCATTACACCATCTGATTTTATTTGTCATCTTGTATCGGTGGTAAGAATAAATCGCCTGCCGGTTCCATTGTTCATTGTAAGTGATGCGGATTTTTTCAGACATTCCTCTACATCTTCTTATTCCCTGTTCTATCCATTGGTTCAAGGTAAAAAACCTCAGCACGTATCCTCCCGGGATTTTCTGTATCAATGCTGCATTCGTCACATCATGTATTCGTCCTTTTTTCTTGTAAGTTCTATACTGTATTTTCCGCTTGCATCCCGGACACATTCCTTCTTTTCCGTATTTTGGTTGTTCTTTCAGTTCATAATGCTTTCCGCAACAAGTGCATAGACCGGTGCGCTTTCCGTATTCGTAATACATATATTGCGGTACCGCATCCGTGAAAGCCCATTTTTCAAAACCTTTCGGTATATCCGGAATCAGTGACATCGCTGCATCTATAACCTCTGTCTCTCCCCGGTGTTTTTTGTACTGCTGCCACTCCAGTACAGCGGAGTGGATATCCTGTTTTTCACTTCCTGTAAAATCTACAATTAGCTTTCTGTCGTGTTCCTTGTACCAGTGCGTACCATATGCAGCCTTTTCTTCCTCTGATTTTTTACGAAAGTCCCATAAATGTTCTATATTTGCAGTTCTCCACTTTTCTGCTTCTGTTTCCCAGGTATCATATTTCCCATCGTGTAAAAACACACGGTATGTCGGCTCATTCTCTCCAGCTACAATCCTGCCCCATGTGAATATCGCAATCTCCAGTACGCCGCCTGTCCTTTTTGCCCGGTAGTACTTTTGGTACTTCGGCCCTATAATGTTTGGATTTCTCCAATAACTGTATGTCCTTGTTTCTTCTGCCGCTTTGCGCATTTCTTCCGTGACCTTCATCATTGGAAGCTTCAGGAGCTCTTTCTTTTGCATTTTTACGCCTCCTTGAAATAGTCTTTCGCCCAGTTAAATACAGTCATGTCTGCTGCATAATGTTTTCCGGTATCTTTCTGGATCGTCTTGCAGTTGTCTTCAATCTTCTTCATGCATTCCTGCACGGATTTTGTGCGATGTCGCACACGCACCGCAAAATCTTCATTCGTACATTCCGCTTTCAGAAAGTCAATGATCGGCTCGACCGGGATCTGGTTGTTTTTGTACTCTGCTGCCTCTATATCCAGTTTTCCCATAGCTGCAGTCATTGGATCTGTAAACTCTTCCCCGGATTCTATGTAAGTTTCTGCAAAGAATTCCGGGATTCCATTCTCCCTGGCCAGCAGGCGGATACGGTCATAATCTCCTTCTTCCCTTAACCCTTTTGCGCATGCGTTTAATTCTTCTGTGTCCATCGGACCAAATACTTCATACATCTATTATTCCTCCATCATCTCTCGAATTTCATCACTATAGCTGTGCCGTCCCTTTTCCATCCGGATCAAATGCCCCTGCATCTTCTTCCAGAGCTTCTGCCAGCCTTCTGCGTTGGCGATCGGTGTTCCATTGGTTTTTCGGAAGTCATTTCCAGCCCATCCACTAATGTGATAGTCGATCATGTTGACCACGAACGTATCCTCACAGTGAATATGGACCTCGCATGACTGGTTCAGGCGGCTCAATGCTTCTGTGATCGCCTTTACTTCTGTTTCGTGTCGTGTGCCTTTTATCTGACCGGTATCTTGGATTTTTCCAATCTCTCCGGACTTCTTAGCACAGGTGCATACGAATCCATATTTTCCCAGTGTTTTACTGTTGGAACTGCATTTTGTGACTATGTAAATATCTACTCTAAACATATGGTTTCATTGCCTCTTTCGTATGCTGCAGATTTTTATTAATCTCATGCATTTCCGCAGTCGCTCTCTTTACTGAGCTTATCAGCAGTTCCGGAATAGTGGCCGGAAGTAGTTCTTCATTATAGACCTCTTCCATGAGCTGGTTGTACTGATCATATTCTTTCTTCAGCTCTCTGCAGGCTCTTCGCAGTACAATCTGTTCTGCTCCGCTCTCCGTCGCAAGAATCTTGTCGATCTGCTTCTGTCTTTTTTCGATTTCATCGTCAATCGCACACCACAGCAGAGCGGCGCGATCCGGTTCAATCTTATGTACTCCCGGGTAGCTTTCTCTCAATACTCCATTGAGTTTTCGAGATACTAATACCAGCTCTTCCAGTTTGTTTTCGCTTGCTCTGTCTAAAATCAGCATTTTAAATCCTCCTATCCAACTTAATCATGGTGTAATACCGGTATTTGTACCCGGTGAATTTATTTGTTCCTTCGTAGTATGTATCTTTATCTAAATAGTAGCCTTTCCTGTCCTTGATCTCTCTCCACTGCACAAAGCGTTCTTCTTCCGGTTCCTTTAGGGGCATATTGCGGGACGCGTGATAGCTTGTCTCTCTTAAGTGCTCTCCATAGCGTTCGCATGTTTCTGGTGTTTTCGTGATGTATCCGGCCAGATCTCTGAAATCTCCCGCTTCATACAGGTGCTTGAAGGTTACTGCTCCATGCTCCCAGGCATCCTTAATGATGATGTCTGCATCCGGTATCCGATTTATAACTATGTGTACGTGCCAGGCTCCTTTTGTGCCTACTTCGATATTTGCCATCCACCTCATTTTCTTCCCGGCTTTTTTATATTTTTCTCTCACCTTCCTCATGGCTTGCGCTAGATGCTTTTTTGCAGTCTCCATATCAGGTGGACGCTTATCCTTTTTGTATGTGAACAATACCAGGTAATCATTCTCATGGAACCACGTCTTCAGCTTATGCCTTGCTTTTCTTTCTCTATTCCACTGATTCCGGAATCGGATCTCTTCCAATGTGGCTTTTCTCTTCTTCCCTCTTTTCGTTCCCGGTGCTCCATACTTCCCATCCAGGTATTCATATACCTCTACCGAATGTTCAAACGTATATATCAGTCTTTTATATCTCTTTTTCATCCACCTGTATGTCCTATCTTTAATATTCTTAACAAGTGATGAAAACGGACGAAAATGCCCGTGTTTCTTGACTTTTCCGCCCGCCGATGGTATTATAATTTTGACTTATATTTTCGGTAGGCGAAGAAGTCTTGAGGTACATCATCCGCATAATGATGTGCCTTATTTTTTATTCACTTGTATCACTATCCCCATCTCCATTCCGGGCATCCACAGGATCTGTAGTCTTCTGATTCCTGATATTCTTCCATGACCGTTATGGATGGGTCTTTCCCACATATGCATTCACCGTCACCCAGATCTCTCATGTAGGCGCAGTTCCTGCACTCCTGCTTAGCAGATGGTGTCTGCCACATTCTCTGTCCCATCGGTATCACCTCCTATGTAAACTAGATCAAACAGTCTCTTACGCTGTGCCGGTGTATATACCGGTTGGCCATCAGCACTTACCCATCCGGACATTACGATCAAGCCTTTTTCGATGTCATTTTTACAGTTATATTCGTTCAGAGTTTCTTTGGCCAGCTGCAGTCGCTTGGCAAATTCTTTCTCTGTCAGTATCTTGGGTATCTCATGCATTTTTTCTTACCTCCTTCACTTTGCAAACAACCAGATAAATAACACTGCATCGAATGCAAGTCCGATTGCTCCGCCGATCAGCAGCTCAAACGCCACTTCCCGGACGATTCTCTGCCATTTTGTTCTTGGCCCTCTTCTTTTCATGCTTGTCCTCCTTCCTACCGCCTAAGCGGTTTTCTACTTCTGGTATCCTAAATATCCAACAGAATTCCCGTTTAACTCATTCACGGCTTCATCCTTATCTTTTTCCTCCATAGTATCCATATCTCTTTCAGAAATAAGACTTCCATCTTCTTTTCGTATAAGTCTTAAAATAAATATATGTTTCAAACTGCATCACCTCTTTACAGGTTATGTATCACTGTTTGTACTTGTTGCGGTTCTCTGGTATAATTTTCATATTAAATGATGAAAGGAAATAAATATGGATTATTCAAAAATCACTCTTATTTTTCGAGAACGTGCCAAACTCTTTACAATGCGTTTTATTCACCCTGTTTCTGCTAAATTCATTGGACAAGATTGTTATAATCTAAGTCATGTATACAAGTTCATCTATTCCCCTTACGAATTTACAGACACATTAAAGAACGAGCACCCGCAACCTAGTGTCTATTACCTTACTGACAATTACCGGCGTTACCGTACATGGAAACGGAAACAATTTTACGATACTAAGGTCTGGCAATTATTTATTTCTATTGTCGCTGCTGTTATCGCTTCTTTAATTACGAACTCTTTACTTAAGTAGTAGTATCGCTATGATTCCAAGTAACACTGCAATAATTATCCGATAGCACAAGACCGTTCTATCAAAATAACGATACAGTTCTGCCAGTTCCGGTTGAATTTCATGAAATTCAAACCACTTGCGTTCATCCTCACTCTTCATCTACTCCCTCCCTTCTTCTGAACCTGTTTCATCTGTTGCTGAAATCAATTCATCCACAGCCACACCGAAATATCCAGCCAAAATTTTAAGCTTGGCTATCTTCGGTTTGCTCCTTCCTGATTTCCAATCAGAAAAAGTAGACTTCGGAATCCCCGTATCTTTTGCTACCCTGTAGTCAGATACACCTTTTTGATTTCGAAGTTCTACATATCTTTCATACATAAAAATAATCACCTCATTTCCGAACTTTCTATTGATTTTAGTTCGGAAATCAGATACAATATATTTACCAGATACATTGACAAATGAATTAAAACTTAATTCTGTTTTGATTTCCGAACTTTGTAGCTTTATTATAGTGCGGATTTCAGAACTTGTCAATAACTTTTTGTACTGATTTCAGAATTTATTGTTTAGAGGTGTATTATGTATGAAATTTATTGCAAGTTAAGAGATTCCAAAGGGATGAAAGACTCTGATGTAGCAAAGGCTACTGGAATCACAAAATCCACTTTTTCAGATTGGAAGAATGGCAGAAGTAATCCTAAAGATGCTAAGTTGCAGAAGATAGCTGATTTATTTGGTGTAACTGTCGAATATATTCGCACTGGGAAAAAATCTAACGAATACTACACAAACAACGAAACTGCACAGGTAGCACAAGAGATATTTGAAAACAAAGAACTGAAAGCGCTGTTTGATGTCCAGAAAGATATGGATCCGGACGACTTAAAAGCTCTGCATAGCATGGCTCTCGCGCTTAAACGAAAGGAACGTGGTGATATTGACGACACCGGATGTTAATGTCGTTCTTATGGACTTTCCTAGTAAAAAAGGAAATGAAATGGTTGTTCCGAACGAGGACGGAAGCTACACGATACTGATCAATGCCGGATTAAATTATGAATCTCAGCTTAAGGCATATGAACATGCCATGAGTCATATAAAGAATGATGACTTTTCAAAAGGTAATGTACAAGAAATTGAATATTATGCTCATCATCTACACAAGGATCCTGAACCGGCTCAAATCTATCTTGATCGCATCAAGCAACTGCAAGCGGAACGCAGACGATTAAAGAAGCGGATTGCTCGTGATCAGAAACGTGTTGAATTTATTCAGGAACATTGTGATATGTTCCACCGAGCTGAACACCACTATCTATATGGTGATGATTTATAAAATATGAAAGAGAGGAAAATGTATGGAGTTCAATGATGTAATTAAACAATTTTCAGAAAGGATACTGTCTTTAAAAGACACCATCACTACAGAAGAATCCACAAAAATGTCTCTTGTAGTGCCTTTATTTCAACTTCTTGGGTATGATGTTTTCAATCCAAATGAATTTTGCCCAGAGTATATTGCTGATGTAGGAATTAAAAAAGGCGAAAAGGTTGATTATGCAATCCTTGAAAATGGACAGCCGAATATTTTAGTCGAATGCAAAAGTTGCTCAGAGCAACTCGACAAACATTCGTCTCAACTTTTTAGATATTTCGGGACATCTCCTGCTAAATTTGGCATTCTTACAAATGGCATAATATATCGTTTTTATACAGATTTAGAAGAATCAAACAAAATGGATCTTGTGCCATTTCTAGAAATAGACATGGCAAATTTAAAAGATTCTTCCATCAATGAATTAAAAAAATTTTGTAAAGATAATTTTGATAAGGACAAAATATTTAGTACTGCCGAAGAGCTTAAATATAGCAGTCAAATAAAAAACATCTTAACAAAACAGTTTGAATCTCCGACAGAAGACTTTGTTCGATTTATTTTAGCGGATATATACGATGGTCAAAAGAATCAGAGAATAATTGAAAAATTTACGCCTGTGGTAAAACGAGCTTTCTCTTCTTTTGTAAATGAAATAGTAAATAGTAAAATTTCTTCTGCATTAGCTGACGATTATGATAAAGATGAAGAATCAGAACCCGCGATCAAAGAACCTGCATCCAAAATTGTTACAACGGAAGATGAAATTGAAAGTTTCTACATTATTCGCGGACTTCTTGCTGGTATCGTACCCGTTGAAGATATAGTTCACCGTGATACCGAAAGTTATTTTGGAATTCTGTATAAAGACAATAATAGAAAACCGATTTGTCGCCTCAATCTTGATGCAAGAAATAAACAGCTTCTCATCCCGGATGCTAATAAAAAATTCGAGCGTATTTATATCGACTCTTTAAACGATTTGTACAAATACAAAAACCGTTTAATAGAAGTTGTAAAGAGATATATGTAATTCATCCAGTATCTCTAACCATAAATACACTGCCCTCTTGATACGAAAGTATTTATATGGCGGAGATATCTGATTGAATAAATAAACTCTGGAAAATAACAAGAGACGAAACATTTTGAAACAAATAAAATGAAAGGAAAAACATATGAAAAAGAAAATCGTAGCATTATTACTGGCATCATCTATGGCATTGTCATTATCTGCTTGTGGAGGATCTGGATCTGATTCTTCGAGTTCTAAGTCCGACACTAAAACAGAGGAAACAGTAAAATCTGATACTTCTTCTGATGATTCTTCGGCTGATCAGTCAGAAGGAACTACATATCAGAGTATTCTGGATGAATATACTCAGAAAATTACTGAAGCAACTCCAGGAGTTGTTGACGAATTCAATACAGAAGCTCCTGAGAAAAACGGTGACGTAAATGCTCTGGCAGAACTTTGCAACGCAAAAGTCGAAAAACTGGCTACAATCTGTAACGAAGGTGTTAGTAAAATGGCTGAAATCAAATTAAAAAATGGTGACAGTGATGATACCTACAATGAATGGGCAGGAAAATTGCAAGAAGTGTACACCACCCAGGCACAGCAAGTGCAGGATGCATACACAAGCGTTACTACAGGACAATAAAATAATGTAATATAAAAAATCCCCTGGTGCCTATCAAACACCAGGGAAAATCCCGAGTAATATATACGGCGAAGGATTCGCTCGATACAGTACTCCCTCAACAAGAATATTGTATCACAAAAATCCAGCACCGTATAGGTGTTATTTTTGTACCCATTTTTGTGCGACGTCGCACATATAATTACAGGAAGGTGATACAATGAGCGTAAAATATGCATACGGCTATATCCGGGTATCCACACACGATCAGGAAGAAATCTCTCCGGACTCCCAGGAGCATCTCCTCCGGGACTATGCAGCCAAGAACAATATTGTAATCCTTAAGATCTTCACGGACCTTGGTATTTCCGGAAGAAAAGCCAATAAGCGTCCCGGCTTCCAGGAAATGATCGGACTGGCCAAGGGTGATGATCATCCGGCTGATCTGATTCTTGTCTGGAAGTTTTCCAGATTTGCCAGGAATCAGGAAGAAAGTATCGTTTATAAATCACTTTTGAAAAAACAACATAATGTAGATGTTGTGAGTGTATCAGAGCCTTTGTCTGACAATCCATTCGGTTCTTTGATCGAGCGTATCATCGAATGGATGGACGAATACTACTCTATCCGGTTATCCGGCGAAGTTCTCCGCGGCATGAAAGAAAATGCAGCTCGTGGAGCTTTTCAGGGAGCTGCACCATTTGGTTATAAGACGATTGATAAGACACTTGTTATTGATCCGAAAAAAGCAGATATTGTCCGACACGTATTTAACATGTATGTAAATGAAAAATTAAGTGTATTTGACATTGCCAGATATCTAAACAATTTGGGATTCCGGACAATTCGTGGAAATCTCTTCGAACGGCGCACGGTCGAATACATGCTGAAGAATCCCACCTATTGTGGAATGATCCATTGGAATAAAACGGAAAACGCAACACACAGTATTAAAAATAAGGATGAATGGATTGTAAGCCAGGGGCAGCACCCCGCTATCATTTCACAGGAATTATTTGATGCCACACAGGAACGGCTGAAAGCAACCCGCCGACCATCCCGACGGCGAGAACGTCCATCCTCTACATACAAGCACTGGCTTTCCGGGCTTATGAAATGCCCTGCTTGTGGAAAGACATTATCTGCTTGCACTCAAAAAAGAGTCAATGGCGAAAAGTACGCCTACTTCTCTTGCTATGGATATGCTCACGGACAATGTGATAAAGCTCACGGTGTGAGTTCATTGGTGCTAGAACCGGAAGTTTTAGCCAGTATCAAAGAGATCCTGGATACCGGAAATATTTCCTATGAATTACACGATTATCAGCCCACAGAAGCCGTTGACGAACGAAGTATTATAAGAGATCGCTTAAACAGTTTAACAAGCAAAGAGGAACGAATAAAGGCTTCCTACAGGGAAGGAATCGACACTCTGGAGGAATATAAAAGCAATAAAGCAATTCTTCAAAAAGAACGGGATAATTTGGAAGAACAATTAAAAGAACTGGAAGGACAAAATCCGGAACCGGATCAGGATCCAACCGGCGATATGTTATTGAAAGTTCGAAGCGTCTATGATATTCTTGTCTCAGATAGTTATACATACGTTCAGAAGAACGAAGCTCTGAAACAGATCGTTGATAAGATCATTTATGATAAAGAGTCGGATTCTTTGAAAATTTATTTTTTTCTATGTCGTTAA